AACAAGGTAATGTTGCTGCAGCAGGTACTTTTTCAAGTTCGGGTGTCAGTTTAGCGCAATATCAAAACACAAACGTATTTATAGGAGACCCGTCTAAAGGTTTGTATTCCTGGGACGGTGCTAATCTGGTTGCTATCGGTTCTGTTGGTATTATTGCGGTAGTTAACCCTGGTTCTGGCTATACAAGCGCACCCAACGTTACTATTTCACCTCCTAATCAAACAGGAGGTAGACAAGCTACAGCTGTTGCGGGAACTACAACGTCTAATACCGTTAGTTATATTGTTTTGACAAATGCGGGTAGTGGGTACACATCACAACCTACAGTTACTATTTCTGGCGGTGGTGGTAACAATGCTACAGCAATAGCGCAACTGGTTACATTTGCAACGGGTACAGTATCTGTTCAAGTCAACAATGGGGGCACAGGATACGGTGCTAACGGCTCTATTTACGTTACCTTTAGCGGAGGTGGCGGGTCGGGGGCAAATGCGTCTGCAGTGATTTCTGGCAACGTAATTACCCAGGTTATTATGAATAACGCAGGTTCAGGGTATACCAGCACGCCAACAGTCAGTATTGGAGGTTCAGGAACGGGTGCAAACATAACCGCAACTGTGAATACAACAGGAATTGTGGATGTAGCAACGTTCTCGGGACGGGTTTGGGTGGCAGCCGGGCGTACAGTTTACGCATCTTCTGCAGTATCTCCTACAGATTATACGTCCGTATCTGCCGTAGCTTTTAATTTGACAGACTCAACCTTACACGGGAATATACAAGCATTATTGTCTGCTAACAATTTCTTGTACATTTTTGGTGATGACTCTATCAACGTATTTTCTAATTTGCAGGTTACATCTACTGGTGCAACTGTATTTACGAATACCAACGTATCTGCGTCTATAGGTTCTAAACGTATTTACGCCATATTTGCGTATTTCCGTTCTGTGCTATTTATGAATGATTACGGTGTATATGCGCTTGTAGGTTCTACAACCACCAAGATTTCAGACCCTCTTGACGGTATTTTCCCGTATATTGACTTTACAAAGCCTGTAACGGCTGGTCAGGCGTTGTTGAACAATATTTTATGTGCGGTATTCAATTTTTACGTCAACTCCAGTTTTCCTTATGGCTCTGGCGGTTCTAGGTACATACAGGCGGTATTTTTTGAGAAAAAATGGTTTATTACCAGTCAAGGAACATTGCAATATGTTACATCTGCGCCCCTGTCTGGAAAAGTAAACCTTTACGGTACACAATCTAACGCTTTATATCAACTTTACGCTAATAGTTCAGCTAATATTAGCAGTTACATTCAGACCGCTTTGATGGATATGGGTGACCCCATAAGAACCAAGCAAGCGTTAAAATTTGCAGTAGAGGCAACGCTTACCCAAAGTGGTGTTTTTAATGTTACGGTGGATTCTGAACAAGGGTCTACAACGCCTTATGTTTTAAGTGACTCAGGAGTTACTTGGATAAATAACAGTAATCAGGTAATATCATGGACAAACAATAGTTTAGCTATTATTCAGTGGTTATTGTCTGTTGGATATTATTTGTACAAGAGTGATGCTAGTCAGTACGGGAAGTATTTGGGGTTAACCATGACTTCTAATAATGCAGCATTTACAGTAAACACGTTTGAATTTGAACATGAATTAAGAGTGAGGTTCTAAAATGCCAGTACCAAATACATTTGCTAGTGCAACGTCTGCAATTCCGTTGGCTAATCTTGATACCAACTTTGCTACTCCTATTACTCTTGGTAATACTGCAGTACAACTTGGTAATACGATTACAACTATCAACAGCGTTACTCTTGTAAACGCAACCATATCTAGCACCAACGGAGATGCCAACATACACGGACTAACAGTAGGTTTAGGTGGCGGAAGCGGAGCGGGAAACACAGCTTTAGGTTATAACGCTTTATCAGCAAATAGTACAGGAACAAATAATACTGCAACTGGTTATCAAGCATTAGGCGGAGCTACAGTAACAGGAACAAATAATAGTGCTTATGGTCAACAGGCTTTATATAGCAATACTTCAGGGGGAAGCAACATTGCTTATGGAAATTATGCCCTTTACTCCAACACCACAGCATCTAACAATACAGCAGTAGGGTATCAAGCGGGGTATAGTAATCAAACAGGTGCATATAACCTTTATTTAGGCTATCAAGCTGGTTATGCCGCAACTGGTTCATATAATACTTTTGTTGGTAGCGGTAATGGAACAACTGGTTCAACTGGTGGACAAATAACTAGTGGTTCTAAAAATACCATTCTCGGCGGTTACAACGGCAACCAAGGTGGTTTAGACATCCGTACATCTAGTAACTATATTGTTCTATCAGATGGGGATGGAAATCCAAGGGGTATATTTGATAATAGTGGTAATTTGGGACTAGGAGTTACTCCTGCAAGTTGGAGTGGAAGAACTGCATTTCAAGTTGGAACTGCGGGTCAAATGAATTATGGAGCTGGAATAAGTAATGGCGGTTCAATGGCGTATGGAAACAACGGCTATTGGAATGGGTCTGCTGATAAAGCAATTTCAAATGGTTATTCACAAATTGTTGCATTAAATGATAACGGTACTGGTAGAGTAATTATATTAACTACTTCAGGAACAAGTTCAGCGGGGGCTTCAATTAGTTATACAGCAGGGCCTTATGTTTCTGCGGGTGGAACTTCTTGGACAAATTCATCTGATGAGCGTCTTAAAAATATTACTGGTTTAATTGCAAACGGATTGGAATCAGTAAACACACTAAGAGCGGCAAGATATACATGGAAAGACGATTCAACAAATAAACCTAAAGTTGGATTGATTGCTCAAGACGTTCAAAAAGTATTGCCTGAAGTTATTGAAACGTTTACTAAATATAATTCAGAAGACACAACCGAATATTTAGGCGTTACATATACAGAAGTAATTCCACTTTTGGTTGCGGCAATCCAAGAACTATCAGCAAAAGTAACAGCTCTAGAAGCAAAGGTAGCATAATGAATACACTCATCACAACCCTAAAATCAAAATCATAAGGAGTTAAATAATGGCAACAGTAAATCAATGGACATGGACAATCACATCAATGCAACAATGGCCTAGCGGTACAAGCGCAGGCTATGTTGTTAATGTAAACTGGTTATTGACTGGTACTGACGGAACACAAACCGCTAGTATCCAAGGTAACACTCAGTACCCCGTAACTGAAGCACAAGCAGGTTTCACGCCCTACGCATCTTTGACTCAAGCTACAGTCATTGGTTGGGTGCAAGAATCCTTGGGCTCAACAGGTATATCTAATTTTGAAGCAAATGTGCAAGGTCAAATTAACAGTTTGGAAAACCCACCTGTTAGCCCAGTGACACAACCTTTGCCTTGGGCTACGGCATAATGATGAAGGGGAAGCCACCACCCCATTTTGGTGGCATTTTCACGGAGATGTGAGATGAATTCAATTACTCTAACAACAGACTTGGTCAACTCGATCATGCAATATTTGGGCAATCAGAAATTTGTTGATGTTGCAGGTCTTATTCAAGAAGTTCAAAAGCAAGCAAGTGCTCAAGGCGCACAACCTGCACCTGCACCTGAAGCCGCCCCTGCACCTGCAGAGGCAACACCTACAGTCTAAACCACAGGAGCCATTATGCAATTTTTGAACGACATTCGTACTTATGTTGAAGAATTCAGCAGTGAAGCAAACGATGAAATTCATCGCTTCATTGACTTTCTAAAAGACAAATATGAGGCAATGCAACCCAAAGAAGCAGTGGTGGCTCCTCCTTCTCAACCTATTGCCGAACCAGTGCAAGCGCCCGTAGAGGAGCCTGCTGTTGAAGCACCAGTGGAAGAGGCATCAGTGGCTAAAGAAACTCCTGTGGAGGCCGCAGAGGCCCCTGTTGAAGTTCCTGCAACCGATGCATCTACTACTAATTAAATTAGTATTGGTCTTGGTTTATGGAAACTCATGAGTTAGCGACTAAAACGGACAAACAGCTAAATGTTCACGAGGCTGTTTGTGCCGAGAGGTATGCAGACATATCACGCCAACTTAAAGAGGGCGATAAGCGTATGAACAAGATAGAGTACATGCTCTATGTTGTGATTATTCTTGTCTTGTTTGGGCCCGGTGTTGCCGCTGAATTTGTCAAAAAACTAATAGGAATTTAAATGGATCCGTTTACTCTTGCAATGATGGCTCTTGGGGCAGTCAAGTCAGGAGTAGCTTTTTACAAAGAAGCAAAGTCCGTTGGAAAAGAAGCCTCCGAAGTTATTCACGAGATAGCAGGAGGTCTTTCTTCTTTTTTTGAGCATCAAGATAAAGCTATTCAGGTTGCTGAAGAAAAGCAGAAAAACCCACCCAAGGGTAAATCTATTCAAGCTCAAGCGTTGGAAAATGTTTTGATGAAAAAGCGTTTGCAACAAGCTGAATACGATTTGCGACAAATGTTGATATATGAAGCTCCTCCTGAACTTGGAGCTTTGTGGACAGAGTTTGACGAAGAACGAAGAAAACTTTTAAAAGACAAAGCTAAGTACGACGCCGCTCAAAAAAAAAGGATGAACGAGAAAGGCGTGAACATGAGAAGTATGTTCAGAAGTGGCAATTTCGAATTGCAATTTGCATAGGAATTCTTGTTTTTTTTGTAACTTTTGCAGGATTGATGTACATGATTCATCAAGATTATTTAAGAAGAAGAGAAGGACAAGCGTGGTACAAGCAATATAAAGAAAGACACAATCAAGACACAAAAGAGTGGGAATGCTTTAAAACATTCAGAGACACAGGTTATGTATTGAGTGATTGTAATTAGGAGAAAACAATGAATTGGTTAGAACAGGTTGCACCAACAATTGCTACAGCACTAGGAGGGCCTTTAGCAGGTCTTGCAGTCGAGGCTGTCTCCAAAGCTCTTGGCGTTAGTGGTGATGAGGCCAAAAACATCCTAGACGAAGGCAAGATGTCTGCTGACCAAATCGCACAAGTTAAGGTTGCAGAACTTGAATTGCAAAAACAAGCTCAATCTTTGGGTTTAAATTTTGAACAATTAGCAGTTCAAGACCGTAGTTCTGCACGAGACATGCAAATTGCGACTAAGTCATTTCTTGTACCTACCTTAGCAATCATTATTGTTGTGTCGTTTATTGGAGTTGTTGTAGGTACGATGATGGGGTTATCCCATATAGAGTCTGCAATGGCGGGTACTTTAGTGGGTTACCTTTCAGCTAAAGCTGAACAAGTGGTAGCTTTTTATTTTGGTTCATCCGCAGGTTCTCAGCGTAAGGACGAACTTTTACATCAATCTACTCCTGTACCATGATAGAAAATTTTGAAAAATCTTTAGAATTAATTCTTGCTAGTGAAGGCGGTTTTCAAACGGAATCCGCTGATAGTGGCAATAAATTGCCTGACGGTCGTGCAGGTTCTACTAATTTGGGCGTTACACAAGCCAATTGGGAGGCTTTTCTTGGACACCCTGTGACTTGGAATGACATGAAAGCTTTAACTTCTCAGACGGTCAGTCCTTTCTACAAAAAGAAATATTGGGACAAAGTCATGGGCGACGAGCTTCCTACTCCGGTCGATTTCATGATGTTTGACTTCGCCATCAACCATGGCGTAGGAGGCTGTGTAAAGGTCATGCAAGGCGTTGTTGGCGTTCCGATGGATGGTGGCATGGGCCCACAGACTTTAAACGCTATAAAAGCAATTCCTGTTCAGCAGTTGATTCAGAAATTTTCAAATGCAAAAGAAGCGTATTACAAGAGTTTAAACAATCCCACTTACGAAAAAGGTTGGCTAACCCGAGTGGCAAAGGTAGAAAACGATGCTTTAAACATGATTGCTTAAAGCGACCTTGTAGGAAAACTAACCTGATGGGAAAATAGACAAAACAATGGGGAAATTATGAGCACCAATATACCATCATG